TGTGCTGATAGTAGGAGAAGATGTCTCAGCGATATATTTCATATTTTTCAAATATTTTTTTTTATTATAAATTTCCAATATAAAACGTTATAAGGTATATTTAGGAACATGAGCCTAGTCGCAGATCACACAGTTAAAGTTTCCGACGAAGATAGGATGGAGCTTCAGTCACATTACCCATATGCAGGAGTAAAACTATCCGAGCTTTCGGTTCAGGAAGAAAGATTGATTTTGTATTTTCTACGTGGGATGAGTAAAGCGGCCGCGGGCCGTGCAGCGGGGTACAAGAACCAAGATTCCGTGTACGACATATTTAAGAAACCAAAAATTAACTTGGCCATCGAATACTTGCGCGAGGAAATGCGTGAAGAAGTTAAGTTCGACAAGAACACTGCAACACAATTATATTTAGAAGCGCATCGTAAATCAGCAACCGCGACCGAAGAAAAAAATGTCGTAGATTCGTTGTGCAAGCTCCACGGTCTATTTGCACCAGAGAATGCAACACAAGTTAATATTAATGTAGATAAAATTCAACAACTAGAAAGACTACCAGATTCCGAGCTACTAAAACTAGCTGGAGTAGACACAAGATATTTAGAACCCCAAGGAGGTACTAATGACTAAATACGCGCAACAAGCGAAAGCTACTAAAAAGAAACGTAAAGTTTCAAAACTTGCATCTTTGTATGGAGATAAAAACAAAGTAACAAGGGGCGATATAATTACTGCTATTAAGAATAAAAAGAAGAAGTGATTGTAGCCGTAACTGGTGCCAATGGTTATATTGGCCAAGAAGTTATAAAACAGCTTTCTAAAAAAGAAGGCATAGAAATTTTAGCTTTAGATATAGAAGATTGGGATATCCGAGCGCCCTTATCTATATGCAATCCTCAAGTAAGTGTTGTCATACATTTAGCTGGTCTAGTAAAAGTTAGCGAAAGTGTCGCGCGGCCTACGGCCTACTACTACACAAATGTAGTTGGCACTAAAAATGTTATTGATGCTTTTCCAAACGCAAAAATGATTTTTGCATCTACAGGCGCTGCTTATGATCCGACCTCACCTTATGCGCTTTCTAAAATAGCTGCCGAACAAATAGTCCAGGAGCTCTGTCCCGACTACACGATATTTAGATTTTTTAATGTTGGCGGTGGTACACCTACAAACCCTGAAGGATTATATGCCGCAACACAACGGGCCGTGGACCACGGTTCATTTACCATTTTTGGAGATGACTATGATACGGCAGACGGGACCTGTGTCCGTGATTATGTGCACGTGCAAGATCTGTGCGCGGCGCTCGTGTCCGCGGTTGGTCAACCAGGGTCCAAAACTATCGAGCCGATTGGGTCCGGTAACTCTTATACAGTTAAAGAATATGTTGACGCCTGGCTACTAACTAATGGTAAACTATTTAATATAGAGTTTGGCGAAAGACGTCCAGGCGATAATGAAAAGTCGGAGGTACCATTTGTCTCACGGTTTATGGTCCCTACGAAAACAATTTATGACATAGTGAGGATCTAATGCATTGTATTAATCAGAAACCAAAAAAAATGTCCATGAAGAAGGGCAAGAAGAATAAAGGTACAACTAAGAAGTCGTACAAAGGAGGAAAGAAGAAATATGGCTAAACGAGGACTATACGCAAACATACACGCAAAACGTAAAAGAATAAAAGCCGGCTCAGGTGAAACTATGCGGAAAAAAGGCGCAAAAGGCGCACCTACATCTAAAGCATTCAAAAAATCCGCGAAGACCGCGAAGAAAAGACCAGCGAAGAAAAAATAATGGTAAAAAACAAACCTAAAAAGAATCAGCCTATGGTGATATATATAAACGCTACGGCTAAAACAAATAAATGGAGTGCTTGGGAAAAAAATAAAGCCAAAGTGCAAGCTAAATTAAAACCAAGAGTTCCAAAAAAGAAAAAACCAACAAAAAAGAGAAAACCAAGATAATGCCTAGGAAAAAAGAAAAACCTATAAGAAAGACCACTGGCAAGGGTGGAAATTATAGAAAAACTAAATCTGGGGCAGGAATGACTAAAAAAGGGGTTGCTGCGTATAGAAAAGCAAACCCTGGGTCTAAATTAAAAACAGCAGTAACCGGAAAGGTTAAAAAAGGTTCAAAAGCGGCAAAAAGACGTAAATCTTATTGCGCTAGAAGTGCAGGACAGTTAAAAAGAAGCTCCGCTAAGACAAGAAACGACCCAAATTCAAGAATTAGGCAAGCTAGGAGGAGATGGAAATGTTAGATATGTATGTAGAGTGGCCCGCGTGGATAGAACCTACTTTAGGGGCACTTTTTATTATAATTATGGGGCTTTTTGCTTATATGTCATCACATTTGGTATCTGAGCGTAAAGCAGGCAAGCAACTACCAATGTTTTGGCAAAAAAAGGAGAAAGAAATGGGATACGGTAAAGGATATTCTAAAAAACCGGCAAAAAAGGCTAAAGTGGCCAAAAAACCGGCAAAAAAGACAAAAAAAACCAAAAAGTACTAAATAGTGGCTCTGGAAAAGATAGAATGCTACAAGTGTAAGAAGCTTTTAGCAGAAAACCTCGTATTACCTAAAGGTTTGTGCGTGTATTGTGCTGCAGATGAGGCAGACCAACTTCCTGAGCCTCAAAAACAACAAAAAGAGTCAAAAAAAGAGCAAAATGCTCAAATTCGTGCGGAACAAGAGCTTGCAAGACGTATTTTGTCTAGAAAACGCATGTTGCCGTTCGTTGAGAAGTTTAATCCTGATTACCAAGCAGGTTGGGTGCATAAAGACATCTGTCAAAGGCTAGAAAAGTTTAGTCAAGACGTAGCAGATAAGAAATCCCCAAGGCTTATGCTGTTTATGCCTCCTCGTCACGGCAAATCGACCTTGGCTAGTATTGCTTTTCCTGCTTGGCATCTCGGGCGTAACCCAGGGCACGAATTTATTAGTTGTTCCTATTCCGGCTCTTTGGCGATGAGTTTTTCTCGAAAGGTACGACAAGTATTAAGAGAACCAAATTATAAGAAAGTTTTTGAAGATGCAAGACTAGACAAAGATTCACAGTCTGTAGAATCCTGGCAAACAACCCAAGGCGGTGGTTATGTAGCAGCTGGTGTTGGCGGTGGTATTACTGGTAAAGGTGCGCACGTACTATTAATCGATGACCCGGTAAAGAACAGAGAAGATGCAGAGTCTGAAAATAACAGAGAGGCAACCTGGGACTGGTATACCTCTACTGCTTATACAAGGCTTTCCCCTGGTGGAGGCATATTAGTTATTTTAACTAGATGGCACGATGATGATCTAGCAGGCAGGCTGTTGCAAGCAACCGAAGGTGGCGCAGACGAATGGGAAGTAGTTAAATATCCAGCAATAGCAGAAGAAGATGAAGAATTTAGAAAAACAGGCGAACCCCTGCATCCTGAACGGTATAACGTAGAATCTTTAGAAATGATCCAACGAGCCATTGGGCCCAGGGACTGGACCGCGTTGTACCAACAAAACCCCGTATCAGATGACGGTGATTATTTTACCAGAGAGATGATTCAGTATTATGAACCTGACGAAATCGATTACGACAAAATGCGTTACTACTGCGCGTGGGATTTGGCCATAGGACAAAGAGATAGAAATGATTATTCTGTAGGTATTATGGTTGGGATTGATGAGTATGATAATATGTACGTAGTTGATATGATCCGCGGTAAATACGACGGATTTGAGTTAGTGGAAAAAATATTAGATTTCTATGAAATGTGGAGACCTGGTATAGTAGGAATAGAACGTGGCCATATAGAAATGGCTATTGGCCCCTTTCTACAAAAACGTGTAGCAGAACGTAAATTACATTCTGCATATTTTAAAGATTTAAAAGTAGGACGACGTGATAAAGAAGCTAGAGCTAGAGCTATTCAAGGTAGGATGCAACAAGGTAGGGTTTTTGTACCACAGGACGCAGTTTGGACCGGGCCTTTGGTGGCTGAACTTTTGCGTTTTCCTAACGGCGTGCATGATGACCAGGTTGATGCTTTGGCCTGGGTTGGTTTGATGATGACAGAATACGCAAGTTTTTATGAAGCACCAGAACATATACCTTCTTGGCGAGATAGGTTAGAATTGATGGCAAAAGGACCGAAAAAGAAATCGGCAATGAGCGCATAATATGGCATACAGTAAAAAACCAAGTAAAAAGATAAAAGACGCAGCCGAACTAGAGCTAGCAAAAAGTCAATGGGATGCGTACACACGTGCGCGAGATCATGGACATGACGAGTACATTCAGATAGCAAAAAAATGCGACGCTTATTATAGAGGCGATCAGTGGGACGATTTTGATATGCAGTCTCTAGATGACCAAGGCCGACCTGCTCTGACTATAAATACAATATTACCTACCGTAAATGCAGTACTAGCAGAACAAAGTACAAAAAAAGCAGACATACAATTTAAGCCCAGGGGTGGAGGCAATCAAGATATTGCAGATGTTCTTACCCAAGTTTATGCGCAGATATCAGATAACAACAAATTAGATTGGGTAGAACAACAAGTTTTTTCTGATGGCCTTATACAAGACCGTGGCTATTTTGATGTTCGTATTGATTATGAAGATCATATACAAGGAGAGATTAGAGTTACGGCCAAAGACCCTCTTGATATTTTAATTGACCCAGATGCTAAACAATATGACCCACGAACTTGGAATGAAATATTTGAAACTAAATGGATGAGCATAGATGAGATAGAAGAAGTTTATGGTCAAGCCAAAGCAGACAAACTTAGGTTTTTAGCAGAAACAGGCACAACGTTAGGTGCTGATTCTATGGAGTATGAGGAAGAAAGGTACGGAGATACTAACGAATATAATTACGGACAACAATATCCTGGAGATCCAGAGAACGCACGAATGCTTAGATCAATTAGGGTAATAGAAAGACAGTATTATAAATTAGACGATTGTACTTATTATGTAGACCCCGTTACGGGCGACAAACGAAAAGTACCGAATTCTTGGGGTAAAAAGAAAAGAGAAGCTTTTGCAGATCAGTTTGCTTTATCTATTATGACCAAAAAAATGCGACGAGTCCGTTGGACCGTGTCCGCGGATACCGTAGTGTTATTCGATGATTTTTCACCTTATGACCATTTTACAATCGTGCCTTATTTTCCATACTTTCGTAGAGGAAAACCGTTCGGTATGGTCCGAAATTTATTGTCACCTCAAGAACAATTAAACAAAATTACTTCTCAAGAACTACATATAGTAAACACAACTGCTAATAGTGGATGGATTGTAGAGTCTGGTTCTTTATCTGGCATGACAGCCGATGACCTAGAAGAACACGGCGCAGAAACTGGTTTAGTATTAGAATTTAACCGTGGTTCTACTCCTCCTGGAAAAATACCACCAAACCAAATACCTACAGGTTTAGATAGAATAGGACAAAAAGCAGCAGCTAATATAAAACAAATTAGTGGTATTACAGAAGCCATGCTCGGTATGGATAGTCCAGAAGTTTCTGGTGTTGCTATTCAAGCAAAACAAAATAGAGGTTCTATGTTGTTACAAGTGCCTTTAGATAATCTTACAAAGACAAGACAATATCTAGCTGAGAAAGTTTTACAAATGGTACAAACTTATTACACAGAAGAAAGAATTATCCAAGTAACTGACGAGCAAGACCCTTTTAAACCAAGAAACAAAGTATCAGTTAATCAAATGACTCCAGAAGGTCAGATCATAAATGATCTTACTATAGGAGAATATGATGTAATTGTTGGTACTGCTCCTGCTAGAGATAACTTTGATGAAATGCAGTTTGCTGAAGCAATTGAACTTAGAAATGTTGGAGTGCCTATACCAAACGATATGATAGTAGAGTATTCACACCTTGCGCGTAAGGCTGATATTGCAGAAAGAATTAGACAGCAAGAAGGAACTGCACCGCCAACAGAAGAGCAAATACAATTACAACAATTCCAAATGGAATCACAAATCAGAAGTACGCAGCTTGAGATTGCAAAACTAGAAGCAGAAGTAACTAGACTGCAAACTGAGTCTGCTCTGAATGTAGCGAAAGTAGAACAAGCTGAAGCTGATCCACAGTTGAAGGTTGCTGAATTACAAAGTAAACTACAAGCAAAACGTGAAGAGCTAGAACTACGTGAGAAGTTGTCGAGGATGACAAACGACATGCGTATGGTGCAAAGCGATACACAAGCCGCAGTTAAAATGGCTGCTGCTGCCGTAAAACCACAAGGAGGTAATAATGGCCAAAAATAAAAAAACTGAAACCCCGGAAGTAGTAGATGACAAAGTACTGTTTGACGCTATGCCAGGTGCAGATGCAAAAACTGAAGAAGATGCAAAAGGATTTGAAGTTGATATGAACTTCGATACCCCTGACGAAGAAGTAGAATTTCCCAAGGAGGACGAAATTGAAGAAGTCGAAGAACTTAAGGCTGAAGAAGAACCAGTTGAAGAGCTTGAAGAGGAAGCAGAAGAGGAAGTCCTTGAAGCTGCAGATGAAAGTGCAGAAGATTCAGGAGAAGAAACAGTATTGGCAGAAGATGGCGCAGATACACAACAATCTGAAGGAACAGTACCGGAAGCAGTTGCTGAGCCAAAAGAGCCAATGATTCCTAAGTCTAGGTTTGATGAAGTCCTAGCAAAACAAAAAGCACTAGCTAAAAAATTAGAAGAAGCTACTAATCCTATAGAGCCCATAGAAGGAGAACCTGAATATGACTTTGATGGAAAAGAAGCTGAGTATCAAGAATATGTTTTAAATGGTAGAACTACAGACGCTTCAAAATTGCGCGCAGAAATTAGAAATGCAGAACGTCAATCTATGATGTTTGAAGTTCAAAATAGAATGGGTAAAACAGTTGAACAAAGTACAGAGTTATCTGCACTACAGGCTAAAGCTGCACAGCTAGCTGAAAGTTTCCCTATTTTAAATGAAACACATGCTGACTTTGACGAAGTTAAAACACAAGAAGTTTTAGATTTAAGAGATGCGTTTGTAGTCCAAGGTTTTAGTGCAGCGGATGCTTTAGATAAAGCTGCAAAATACATAGTGGGCACTCCTGCACCAGCACCAAAAGTTAATACAGTACAACAAAAAATAGTAGAGAAAAAGAAAGTAGCAAACACACAAAAGAAAATGGAAGCTGCTGAATCTCAACCGCCTTCTATGAAAGGTAAAACTAAAATAGAGAAAAAATTAGATATCAACACTTTATCCGTTGATGAATTTGATGCGTTACCAGCAGAAACTTTACGTAGAATGCGTGGTGATTTCGGATAAATAGTGGTATATTGAAAATAAGTTCGCACGTAAGAGCGATATCTTACCAGGGTCGTTCCTGTAAAACATACGTTATTCGCCCATCAAGGCGTTAAGCTGGTCGGGGTCGTGCCCGCAAACAACGAGAGCGTTTCCCCTACGATAGTGGGTATACGGATAAATAGTCGCTCCAATAAGTCGACTGGTTAATAAACTTTAATGATAGGAGACTTATCATGGCAAATACAAACTTTGCTGCGTTGACCAGTGAACAATTAACGATCTGGTCTCGTGATTTCTGGCGTGTAGCTAGAAATATGTCTTTCATTAACCAATTCGCGGGTAGCGGATCTAACGCAATGGTTCAGACTATATCTGAACTTACTCAATCAGAAAAAGGAGCTAGAGCTGTATTAACACTTTTAGCCGATATGACTGGTGATGGTATTGTTGGAGACAACACTCTCGAAGGGAATGAAGAGGCACTAAGAGCTTTCGACATAGTCGTAGGACTCGACCAACTAAGATTTGCGAACAGACTGTCTGGTAGACTGGCTGATCAAAAATCAGTTGTGAACTTTAGGGAACATTCAAGAGACGCTCTTGCTTATGCAATGGCTGACAGAATGGACCAATTAGCGTTCCTTACTTTAAGTGGTATTGGATATAACTTGAAAAATAACGGTGCTTTAAGACCGCAAATGAATTCAGGTCAAAATCTAAACGACTTAGTGTTTGGTTCAGACGTAACCGCCCCAACTTCTAATAGACATAGAAGATTTGATGCTACTAATGGTATCGTAGCTGGTGATGTTACTGCAGTTGCTGCAGCTGACAAACTAAGCTATAGCGCCATTGTTGATCTAAAAGCTTATGCTAAAGATCAGTACATCAGAGGACTAAGAGGCGCAGGTAATGATGAAACATATCATTTATTTGTGACACCTCAAGTAATGGCTGACCTAAAACTTGATTCAGACTTCCTTGCTAACGTAAGACAAGCTGGAGTAAGAGGACCAGGTTCAAGCTTATTCTCAGGTTCTTCAAGTCTAATGGTAGACGGAATTATGGTTCACGAGTTCAGACATGTGTTCAACACTACTGGCGCAACATCAGGTACTTCAAGTAATGCTGGTTCTGCTGGTTATAAGTGGGGTGCAGATGCTGACGTAAATGGATCTTCATGTTTATTCTGTGGTGCTCAAGCATTAGCTATGGCTGATATTGGTGCTCCAGAGATAGTAGAAGATACATTCGACTACGGGAACCAGAACGGTATTTCAATTGGTAAAATATTTGGTCTTAAGAAGCCTAAGTATCATTCAGATGTCACAGGACAATCTGAAGACTTCGGTGTTGTTAGATTAGATGTCGCATACTAATTGTGGTATATTTTATGGGTGGCTTACTAAAGTCACCCATATTTAAGGAGTAAAATTATGTGGATAAAATCAAAAGAAGACATAACGGTGGCCTCTACTTGGGGTGCAAGCGTGCATCTAGTAGCACACGAGCCAAAACAAGTAGGTCATGATTTAGGACTACTTTGTTTACAAGCAGGTTGTGAAGAAGTAAAAGAAGGAGCAAAGGAAGCTCCGGTCGCTAAAGAACTAGTCGTCGAAGAAGAAGTTGTAGTCGAAGAAGAAGTTGTAGTTGAAGAAGAGTCAATAGATTTAGAGTCTATGACAAAAGTTGAACTAGAAGCTCACGGTCGTACTATAGGTATCGAACTCGATAGACGCAAAAAGAAATCAGATTTAATAGAGGAAATCAAAGCAGCGGAGTAATATATTATGGCAGGGACACTTACAGGCGCTAATTTACTAGCTAGAATTCAGGACACCTTACAAGACACTACAAGTGTTAGGTGGCCAGAAGCTGAGTTAATTAGGTATATAAACGACGCTCAGAGAGAAATTGTAAATTTCAGACCTGAGTCATCAGCAACAACTTCTAACGTACAGCTGGTTGCGGGCACTAAACAGGCTTTACCATCTGGTGGATTAAGGTTGATTAAACTAACTAGAAACATGAATGGTACAAGTAGTAGTGCTACTGGTAAAAGAGCTATTAGAATAGTAAATGCTGATATTTTAAACACACAAGAACCAGATTGGAACGATCCAACTGTATCTGGGGATGCAGCACACGGAACAATAGTTAAACATTATATGTTTGATGAAGATGACCCAAGAAACTATTATGTATATCCAGGAGTATCTGGTAACGCGTATGTAGAGATTGTATTTTCTAATTCACCAACAGATTTAGCAAACGGTTCTGCAACTATTAGTGTAGATGACATATATGCAAATGCGATTATTGATTTTGTGCTATACAGATCATATATGAAAGATGCAGAGTACGCAGGAAATGCACAAAGAGCACAAAACCATTACCAATTATTTACAGCTAGTATTGGGCAGGGCAACCAAGCTCAAATGTTGTTAGATCCAAACAACGATCCAGTTTCTAACATAGGCGCTGTTCCTAAGGTAATGCAACAGCAAGGTAGGTAAATGTGGCAGCCTACTCTTCTTTAGTTAAAGAAGTTCTACCTTACGTACCTTTGTGTCCAGACTCTTTGGTAGAACAGAATTTACGTTCTGCAACAATAGAGTTTTGTGAAAGATCAAAAGCATACATTCTTGATATAGACCCTTTTAATACAATTTCTGGGGTTTATGAATATGATTTTGATATACCCACAGGTACAGAAGTGCATCAAGTATTACTAATGACACATGATGGGAACGACATGGACCCCATAAGCCCACGTAGCCTGGAGTTAAATTATCCAGATTGGAGGAACAGAACAGGCAATCCCCACGTCTATTTACAAAAAACACCCTCTACTTTTTGGATAGTTCCAGTACCGAGTGGGTCAAAAGAAGTTATAGCGAGCGTAGCTTTAAAACCAAGTAGAACTTCAAACAACATAGATACTGTAATTTCTAATCAATATAGAGATGCAATTATATATGGCACCTTATATAGATTACTTAGGATGCCAAACAGAGAATGGACTGACATAGGGGCTGCCCAAGAGTACTCATTTCAGTTTAACCAAGAATTAAAACAAGCAGAATTAAGGGCCCGAGGTGGAGACCTTGGGGTAAAGAGAACTGTTAAGTACAAAGGAATAGGTATGCCAAGGAGACGGTATGGAAAGTACGGAAAGGAAATCGACTATTGAGGAGCCTGTCTATACTGATATACGTCAGTGTTGGGACAAGGTAAAACCAGGCATAGTTGAGATAATAGAAGAAGATCCTTTTATTACTTTTATTCCTGAAGATGTTTACAGCGAGTGTGTGAATGAAAGGGCTTTTCTTTACACTTCTTCTGTAGGTTTTTTGATACTGGCTGTCGAAATAGATCAGTTTACAAAAGACAAGACATTGTATATGTGGTTAGCGTATACTTATGAGAAAGGAGGCCACAATTGGATGGCCCATGAAGAGTGGTTTAACCACCTAGCATCAGAAGCTGGATGTAGGTATATAGAAGCAAGGTCTCATATACCAGAATTAGAACCTTACGCTGTTGCAGATGGTTGGAGTACAGAAAAAGTTTATAGGAAAAAAGTTAAATGAGTAAAGGACCTAAAAAATCAGAATATCAAGCAACAGAAGCTGAAAAAGTACAAGCTAAAGTAGCAAAAGCTGAAAAAGATTATTTTAACCAAGCGTATAGCCCTTTATTAAGAGAACAACGCGATCTAGCTTTAAAAGAAAACTACGGCGATTATGTTGCGGGTAGAGCAGGCGCAGACGTAGCTCAAACTTTAGATAAGCCTTCTCTTATGGCTACTAAGTCAGTTGATTCTTCTGCTGATAGGTTATCTGCGTCTATAGAAATGCAAGGTAAAGCACAGTCGTCAGGACTAGCTGGTAAAAGACAAAGGCAAATTGGTGTTTTAGCAACTGCAAGAGGACAACAAGCAGATGCTACTACTGGGTTAGCAGGGGCTGCACGTATAGCTGCTTCTGATAGTTTACAGTCTGCCCAAAGAAAACAAACAGTAAGAACTGCAAATTTAAAAGCAGGATTCCAAATGGGTGGAACTATGTTGGCCCAAGGTATTGAAAACGCGTCTACCGGCGACGGGTTCTTTGATCCCGGTAAGTCTAGAACAGAAGGAGCCGGTATGCGTTTTGTTGAAGGTTTATCATTAGGGAGCTACGGTTAAAAATTATGGCAGTTTCAAGATTAATGAGCGGGATGATAGATACTTTAGGGGACGTGAGTGATCCACAAAGCATTTATGCTCAAATGGCTAGAGATGACTACGATAACTATATTGCTGATTTTAGAGGGTTTGAAGAACAACTTTTAAAAGCTCGTAATGACACATCTTTGATTGATAGAGCCAGAAAAGACTCAGAAACCAATACAAAACTAAATAGAGAAATAGCCGCACGAAACAGAGAACGTTACGGCGGTGCGGGCATGTCTAATGCACAAAGACAACAACAAGAAAGAACCGTACAAAGATCAAGCGCTTTAGCAAGTGCCGGTAGTATAAACAACGCAAGGCTTGCGCAAAGGGAAATTAACCAAGCTACGCTTTCTGATCTTATAAATATAGGACAAGGTGTAAATAGAAACGCATTAGGGCAAATGAACGAAGCAGCTCAAATGCAAAGTCAAAGATATAATGCATATAAAAATGCAAAAGCACAACATAGTGCTAATATGATAGGTATGGGAGGCCAAGTGGGATCTGCATTACTTGCAGCATTCTTGATTTAATATGAGTAATGAATATGCAAACGCATTTGCTAGAGGTCTATCTGCACCATCAACTATCCAAGCGAATCTTACCAAGAGCGCAGCAAATAAAGCGGCAAGAGAAACCTTGCAGAGTAACGCCGCTAAAAGCACCTACGATTCAAATTTACAAGTTTTGTTAGGGGATATAACCCATACAAATGAAGAGGGCAAAGAGGTAACAGGAGGAATGTTTGTTCAAGAATCTGATGGGACTATTGTTTTAGCTCCAGATGCAATGAAAAAACTAGAAGCGCTTAGCGATGGAAATCGAGAACAATATTCTAATGCGTTATTGATGAATGATATGATGGGAACATACCATGCTGAAACCCCAGACGGGCAACTTGAGAAGAAAAGAAATCAACAAGTTTTTGCTCCTATTCTAGCAAAAGAAGGAGTAGTTCCTTATTCAGTTGAACAAGCAGCAGCTGCAGGTAATGTTGATTCTATTGCACTAAAAAAACAATATGAAAACGGTACCCTACGTGGTTACGTTACCCCTGCTCTAAACCAAGAAGGTTTACTTTCTTTACTAAATGTATTTGGTTCAGACAAAGCAGATGACCAACCACAGGTTGCTACGAGAGAAGAAATACTAACAGGTCTACAAGCTAGAGCAGATAAACTTAATGCAGATGCGCGCGCATTGATGCCAAAGAGAGACCGGGCTATAAATCTTGCAGAAAGCCAAAGCGCCATAGAGCTATCTAATATAGGCGGCGGTTCTGATCAAAGCATGATTGAGCTTGTTAATGGCGTATTTGATGAAAATGTTGGAAGAGGTTCTACAAATGCTTTCCTTAAAAACTTACAATCACTGTATGCTGCTAATCCTAAATATACAGTTGCATCCCAACCAGCCTCTCAAACAGACCCTAGTATTGAAGTAGATAGTAAAGAAGATGTAATGGTTAACACCCAAGGTGTAGCTAAAACATTTGAACAGGCTTATCCAAGTTTACAAGGCTTAGATGGAGAACGTTTAGCTACCGAACTACAAAACCTAAAAGACTCAGGAGAGTTAGATAACTTCGGTGACCAACAAAAAGAACAAATATTTACAGATTTAG